ACGTGCTCGCCCCCCGCTATAGCCCCGAATTTTTTAGCCCCTAGCCGATAGCCTTAAATTTATAACCCCTTGCATAGCGACAATTTGACCTATAACCCACAATTTGACAATTTGACCTAATAACTTAACATAATGGACATTGTATAAAATTACTTTACAATATAAGGGCGCGCGCTCTTATGCCCTATGCCTTGCGGCTATCGGCACGGGGCTAGCGGGCACGCGACGGCGTGCATTTTCGCGCAAAAACCCCGCGCCGACGGGTAAAACTACTACTATTGTGCCAAATTTTACTTTGAAATTAGGAAAAAGGGACTCCATTAACAACCCCCTATCTAAAAGCGATCGGGCAAAACTTGGTACTTGACAAAAGCTGTAAGCCCCTATAATCAGGCCATACCGAAAAAAGGTAGTCAAAAATCTAAAAGGGGACTCCTACCAGACGGGTACCCAAAAATTGAAATTTTGAAATCGGAGTCTGAGCCATGAGCAATATGCGCTATTCTTTAGAACCTTTGTTTTACTCTTTCGCTTACGAGCCCAAGGAGATCAAAGCCACGCAAGCGCAGGTTGATCGCATCTACAAAGCTGCGTTCCTCGGGCTCAAAGATTCAAGCCTTGCGCTGGCAGCCGGACTGCTCCCCGCCGAATTCCGACAGCTCTTAGCCAACGACCCTTGGATCGAAATTGCGATCGAGAAGGCGCGCGCTGAGAGCGAATTGCACGCAGCACAAAAACTCTCTGAGAATGTCGAAGCTGGCGACACCAAGGCGATTGCTTTTAAGCTTACGCACATGCACGGCTACATGCCTGCACGACCCGAAGGCGGCGACGACAATACGCTCATCGTGAAGGTGGTAAACTCATTGCCATCACCCGACGAGAAGAAATCAGAAGATGCCTGAGATCACCGTCAACTTGCCTAGGCTACACAGTGGGCAAGAAAGACTGTTTCACCAACAAACGCGATTGAACTCTGTGCGCTGTGGACGGCGCTGGGGGAAGACGCGCTTTCTCGAATACCTTGCAGCCCAAGGCGCGTGCAATGGGCTGAGTGTCGGAGTGTTCGCACCTGAGTACAAGCAGTTGGCCGAGCCGTGGGATCACTTGATTGACACGCTGGATCCCGTCAAGAAAACGGCCAACAAAAATGACGGCACGATCAAGACGGTCACGGGCGGCAAAGTGGACTTTTGGACGCTCAACGACAACGACCTAGCGGGTCGGGGGCGCGAATACAACTTGGTGCTCATTGACGAGGCGGGGTTTACGAAGTCGCCGCAGATGAAAGATATTTGGTTCAAGTCCATCAAACCGACGATGCTGACAACCAAAGGTATTGCGTGGGTGTTCTCGACACCCAATGGCGTAGACCCTGACAATTTCTTTTACGCCGCGTGCAACGACGAAGAGCTCAACTTCACAAGCTTTCACGCGCCGACGATCACCAATCCGTATGTGCCGCCAGAAGAGCTCGAACGCGAACGCGAACGCAACCACCCGCTAGTTTTCAAGCAAGAGTACTTGGCCGAATTCATTGATTGGTCGGGCGTAGCGTTTTTCTCGTTGGACAAAATGTTGGTCAACGGCGAGGCGGTGCCCTACCCCACCACATGTGATGGGGTATACGCGGTGCTGGACACTGCGGTCAAGGGCGGCAAAGAAAACGACGGAACGGCAATCGTTTACATCAGCGTCAACTCGCAGTCGCAACACCCGCTGACGATTCTCGATTGGGACATCATCCAAGTGGACGGCGCGATGCTGGAGCGCTGGATGCCCAGCGTGTTCATGCGGCTGGATGACTTGGCCGCACTCACGGGCGCGCGCAAGGGCTCGGTGGGCGTGTTCATCGAAGACGCCGCCGCTGGCGCGATTCTTTTACAACAAGGCAAAGCTCGCGGCTGGCCTACTTACGCGATTGACAGTAAATTGACAAATTCAGGAAAAGATGAGCGCGCCATCTCGGTGTCTGGCTATTTTCACCAAGAGAAGCTTAAAATCAGCTCATTCGCGCTGAACAAGACGGTAAGCTTTAAAGGCGCCACGCGCAACCATCTTGTGACACAATTGGCCAGCTTCAGGCTCGGGGACAAAGAAGCATTCCGCAGGGCGGATGACTTACTCGATGCCGTCGTGTACGCGCTGGCCGTGGGCGTAGGCAACAAATACGGGTATTAAGGGGTGCTGAATGTCTGATGTCGTAGTAAACCAATCGTCACTCAACTCACAGTTGATTGAATTGCTCAATGCTGACAGCATTCAGCCGGGTACCGATGCGAGTTACGCAATTTGTAAAGCAATTTGGGAATACCACCCACTTGGCGGTAAGCTCGTAGAAAAACCAATTCGCATGGCGCTGTCCAAGCCCCGACGCATCACCGTGGACGTTGAGCCCAAGGAGATGTTGGTAGAAGCATTTTGGCGCGAGTGGGAAAGCCTCGGCGCGACCAACCACATCCGCGACACCATGTTCATCAACCGCGCATACGGCGCGGCGGCGATTGTGTTTGGTGCACCCAACATTCCCACCGATCAACCCATCAACCCTTGGGAGTTGTGGAAGCTCGATCTGTATTTCAACCAGCTCGACCCGCTGAACTTGGCTGGCTCCATCGTGACCAACCAAAACCCCAATGCACCGGACTTTCAAAAGCCCCTGCCCTACACGACAGCCGCAGGCCAACCCTATCACCCAAGCCGAAGCACCGTGGTGTTCAACGGCACGCCGATTTATCTGAGCTTTCAAGCTTCGGGCTTTGGCTACACAGGTCGCAGCGTATTCCAGCGCGCGCTGTATCCACTTAAGTCGTTCATTCAGTCGATGGTGACGGACGACATGGTGACGTACAAGGCGGGATTGCTGATTGCAAAACAAAAACCAGCAGGCTCGATCGTCAACCGACTCATGCAGACCGCCGCTGGCATCAAACGCACGTACTTGCAGCAAGGCACCACGGGCAACGTGCTGTCGATCGACATCGATGAGGACATCGAGGCGATCAATTTGACCAACACCGACACGGCCATGACCACCGCGCGCGATAACATCATCGCCAACATTGCGTCAGCATCGGACGTGCCATCGATCTTGCTAAAAGACGAAGCATTCACGCAAGGGTTTGGCGAAGGCACCGAGGACACCAAGGCCATCGTGCAATACATCGACGGCATCCGCGAAGACATGGCAACGCTGTTCATGTTTTTTGACAACATCGTCATGCACCGCGCATGGAACCCCGAGTTTTTTGAGGCGGTGAAAAACGAATACCCCGACGTCTACGGCAAGCTGTCATATGAACAAGCGTTCTACAAATGGCAAAAAGCTTTCAAACCATCTTGGCACAGCCTGATGGAAGAGTCTCCATCTGAAAAAGTCAAGGTCGATGAGATCAAACTCAAAGGCATGACCGAATTGCTGCGCACCATCCTGCCGATCATGGATCCGCAAAACCGCGCGCGTGCAATTCAGTGGGCACAAGACAACTTGAACGAAATGCCTGATATGTTTTCCAGCACGCTCACGCTCGATCCCGAGCTCATCACCGAGTACGAGCCGCCAGCCGAAGCTATCCCCACCGAGCGCTTGCCTGCGGCTAGGGGCTAAAAATGACGTTTTACGAGGTGCTTACCGAAGCCATCAACGACATCATGTTGCATGGCTTCGACACCAAACGTCGCATCGACTATTGGGTTGAGCGTTTGCGCACCGCCGCGCGCGCATCCCTCATACCCGAGCACCGCATCAATATGGAGATGGAAAAGTCCTTACAGGCCGCTTACAGTCGGCTAGTCACAAAAGGTGGTCTAGTCAATGCCAACGTAAGTAAATTTACAGTGGACAGGCTCAAGCCAAAACTGCGTGCCGAACTAGACCGCCGCATCATGGCGTCATCGGATTTGATCAAATATCGCCGCGAAGAATCCATTAACGAGACACTGCGCCGCTTTGAAGGGTGGTCTACATCCATTCCTAAAGGCGGTACGAAAGTTCTTGACAAGATTGAAGAGAAAAAAGAAATCCGCAAAGCTCTAAGCAAACTGCCGTTTGAAGAGCGCCGCGTGATCATTGACCAAACGCACAAGCTCATTGCCAACATCAATGAGATCACAGCTGTGGACAGCGGCGCGATTGCTGCGCGTTGGCACTCCAACTGGAAGCAGATGGGCTACAACTACCGCGAAGATCACAAGAAACTTGACGGAGATGTATATCTCATACGTGACAGCTGGGCTGTAAAAAAAGGTTTTGTGAAGCCAGATAAGGGCTACACAGATGAGATTATTTCCCCTAGCCAAGCGCCTTTTTGCCGTTGTCGCTATGTGTACCTATATAATTTACGTCAAGTAGAAGAATTGTTGACGCAAAAAGGTAAAGCTGCTCTACAATCCGCAAAATCTAAGCTAGGTACTTAATCTATGCCCTTTGAATCGGAACAACAACGCAAAGCAATGTACGCTGCCGCCGCTGGCCACAGCAACATTGGCATTCCACAAAGCGTTGGAGAAAAATTCGTGCGTCACGGAAGTGACAGCGATATTCCTGAAGAAGCAACTGTGTTGAGTACGCCTGATGAAGACCCTTGTTGGGAAGGCTATCAACAAGTGGGCATGAAGGAAAAAGGCGGTAAAGAGGTGCCAAATTGCGTTCCTGATGCAGTTGTGCCACGCTTGGGTGAAGAGCCCCATGCAACCGTACCTGTTGACAAAGATGCAGGTGCAGCTGGCCGCGCGTCAGGCATTATGTTTTTGACCGACACAGGCGAAGCTTTAATGATCCGCCGTGGCAACGGTGGTGACTATCCCGGCACATGGGCTGTGCCCGGTGGCCATCAAAATTCTGGCGAGACTCTTGAAGAGTGCGCGCGCCGTGAATGTTTTGAAGAGACAGGCATCAAATACGAAGGCGCGCTTGAGGTTTTGTACGATGACGGCCAGTTTTGCACGTACATTGCGCGTCATGCTGAAAAAGTGCCTGTCAAACTTAATGATGAATCAACAGGCTATGATTGGTGTTCTATTGACACCCCTCCTCAACCTTTGCACCCCGGCCAAGCGGTCTGTATGCGCATCGCTTCAGCCAATACCGAATATCAAGTAGCCGAGCTCATTCGAGACGGTTTGCTGCCCAGCCCACAGATGTACGCCAACGTAATGTTGTTGGCCATTCGCATCACAGGCACAGGACTTGCATATCGTTCAAGCATTGGTGAACACGTTTGGCGCGACCCATCGTTGTATTTAAACCAAGACTTTTTGAACCGTTGCAACGGTCTAATCGTGCTGATGGATCACCCCGACACATCGGTATTGACTTCAAAAGAATTCAACGACCGTGCCGTGGGCAGCGTGATTTTGCCTTACATCAAAGGCGACGAAGTTTGGGGTATCGCAAAGATTTACGATCAACCTTCGATTAACGAAATTCTGGAAGGGGACATTAGTACCTCTCCCGCCGTAGTGTTTGACAACACTGCGGGAAACACTACACTTACAACTGAAAACGGCGAGCCGCTTTTAATTGAAGGTGTACCATTCCTCTTAGACCACATTGCCATCGTTACGAAGGCGCGTGGATCAAAAGGGGTTTGGGACAAGGGCGGTGAACCCGCTGGCGTTTTATTAACCAACCCTGAGGTGTCTGATATGACAGAAAAAGTGAATGAGCCGAAGGCAGATGCCCAAGGCGACAAACTCGATGCCATTTTGAACGCTGTGGGCGCACTTGCTGCCCGCGTCGATTCGATGGAAAAAAACCTTCCGGCTCCCCCTTTAGTCACTGCGGCTGACAAAAAAGCCAAAAAAGACGAAGAAGCCCAAATGGATGACGACGACTCTAAAAAAGACGACGACTCCAAAGCCAAAAAACATCGTAAAGATGCGAAAGGTTCGGATGAAGGCAAAGAAGAAGCCCCTGCTGGCGAAATGAAGCCTGACGACGATTGCAGAATGGACGATGACGACGAAGAAGAGATGGCCAAGAAAGCTGATGAAGAAGCTGCAAAGTACGCCGACGCGCAAGCGAAAGCCGACAGTGTTCTTGCTGGATTTGGCAAGTCTGCTTCACGCCCCTTGCAAGGTGAAAGCGTGACGTCTTATCGCAAACGTCTGTTGCGCGGTATGCAAGCCTACTCTGATAGCTTCAAAGGTATTGATTTGAACAGCATCCGCGACGCCAAGTTGTTGGATTTGGCTGAGAAACAAATTTTTGCTGATGCAGCTATGGCTTCACGTCATTCAGCTGGTGTCCCCGCTGGTCAACTGGTGGAAATCCACGAACGTGACCGCGCTGGCCGCATCATCACCAAGTTCAAAGGTTCTATGTCTGCATGGCTCGACGACTTCAAGTTGCCAGCTCATCGCGTGACTAGCTTCCACACAGCCAACAACGCACGCTAAGAGGTAAATAGCCATGACAGCACAAATCTCTCTCAACCCGATGGCAACCACCAACGCGGCAAACCTTTTTAATGTTAATTCTCAAGGTTTTACGCAAGGTGATGCACAAGACGATCCCGCAGTCAAATTCGCTTTGGCTGGTGGTGTTTTGTCTACCTCTGCTACTACTCCTTTGTGGGGCGGTGTTCCTATTACTGAATTGATCCCTTCTTTACAGAATGGCTACTATTCACAACCTCAACCTGGTACTGATTCATTAGGTGGCACGATTACTCAAGCTACTGTATCTTCAGCACCAACAGGAATTGCTGTATACA